TTTCGTGCGTCTCGATGACCGGCGTCGGGAAAGAACTCTTGAAGTCGCCAACCATCTCCAAATACTGGTCGCGAGTATAGACAGCGTCTTGGTTTACTTCTGAAGTTGTTGCTGAAAATTTTGGTAGTCTTGTTCGCTCCATATTTTTTTAAGGCTTGAGTTGTTCCGATAGGTTTTTCCACCGTTAGCGCGGATGTGGTCCTTTGACTGGTACTCCAGGAAATAGCGAACTGGGTCGCAAAGTCTTGAATCTTCGATTGAATATGGAACTGAATTGTATCTTTCAGACAAGAATGAAATGGCTTCATCCGGATTACAACGGCCGAAAATTGCCTTGATGCACTTTTGAGCATTCGTACCGGCATAAATCATGCTATGGGGATTAACGTAGTTAGGGTGGTACTCGGCGATGTCAGAAGCAAAGGCGGACAAGACGAACGTTTGCCGCTTGAACCCATTTTCCTTAAGGTAAAGATTTCCTTTGTCCACAATCTCTTTAATGTCTTGGGGTGAATCCACGATTTCGGATTCGATAAACTTCACAAGACCGTAAGCGTGTTCAAGAATAAACGTTTTAAGACCGATTGAGAATTGCGGAAGGAGATAGCCTTTGTTGTCGCTGAACTTGGCGTCCGGCAAGTCTTGAAGCCATTCTTCATAGCGGTATCTTCCGTTCAGGATACTTTTAACGATCCAGAAGTTCCCGAATCCATGCGTTGTTGGTACGTAATTGATCCCAGAGCCGCATAAACGGAAAAGATAATAAAGCATGAGCTTATCGACTCTACGCGCGACCTGGTGGTCCTTGAACCGAATACCATGTCCTTTTGGGTCGTCTTCTCGTTTGTCAAGAGCTTCCAGAAAAGAACAAAAAGCCGCATAGCGTCGGTCTAGCATGTCGTAAATCGGCACGCGAAAGATTAAGTCATCATTGACTTCTAACTCGATTTCTTCAAGCGAAAGACCTCGGGTTTGTTTGTCGAGGAAATAACGCTGCATTTGTAGACTTTTATAGTGATAGTCGTCTAAGGCTTCAAGAATTTCAGATTTGACTTGCATAGTGTTTTGGGCGTATATGTACAGATTGGCGGGGTTCCATGACTTCATTCTCGTATTGCTCGACGTTTTCATACCAGGTTTTTGGCCAGCAATGGACGTCTAATCCAGACTCAACGAGTCTAGAGTTGAATTCATTAACGAGAAGTGCGCGGTCGGCTTGTGACCCATAGAAAGGTTGACCTTTGTAAAGACCGGTGCCAGGAATTTTACGAGTTTCGGATTCTACCGGGAGTAAACAACTAACTTTTGCCTTACAGTCCGCTGCAAATTGCAAGTATCGGTCAAGAAGAGAATGCATAGACTTTAACGGATTCTCCTGGCGGCAAAGGTGGAAGCGTATGTCGATATTGCCCAGATATAGGAAGTCCGCAGGTTTGGAATCTTTCATGAATCCCCATAATGTTTGGCCGTCTCGCCGCTCAATTGCATATTCAGGTCCTGGCCAAACCGAAATAGAATGGCTATCGCCGAGTACCAACTTATCGCGCTGAGGCAAAGGCATAAGCGGAATCTCGCCTTCAAAGTCGTATCGCCCGGGTAAACGCTTTTGCAAGAAGTCGCCAAGATTGAATCCATCCATTTGATAAACTTCTGCCGTGTCAAAAGCTACGGCTAACTTTTCTAAGCGCATGAGTACTGCGTCGCCGATACCGCCAATAATGTTAAACGAACCAGGCTTAAAGTTTGGTCCATGGTTGATGATGATACGGTCAAATGCAGACCAGTCGCAGTCTTCGCCGACAAATACGGCTTTAGGATCAACAAGAGAACGAACTAATCGGTTCCAACCCGCAGAGTGGCTGTTAAGACTATTTGCCGGGTTGTTTAGGATTCCAGCGAAAGCGGTCTTCACAACATACCTCCAGCATTGAGTTCTCCATCGGATAACATTGACAAGTTCTCAAGTTTCTTTTCCACGGTACGGGCGATCTTTTCCTCGATGCCTTCTGAAGAATAAACGATGCGTTGAACTACTGGACTTTTGGCATTAGCGCGCACTGCTCGGCCTAAAACCTGGATCAGCGTAATCGCTTTGTAAGTCGGGAATACGATAACATGCCGCGGGCAATCTCCATGGACGTCATGCAAGTCGATACCCTCGGCAGCCGCGTCTACTTGGCAAATGATAAGTTTGATTTGATTACGCTGGAAGTATTCAATACCGTCTCGACCAACGCGGCTATTAGCCGTAGCGCCAGAAATAATGGCATGAGGAACATGTTCTAGTTGTTTCGCCAAGACCTGGATGGTTCTGGTGAATTGGACGAACACAATAACGGACTCTCCTTCAGCCAGTCGATCTTCGATTTCATCAATAAGAGACGGTAACTTTTGGATTTCTGTCCGCTGGCGACTACGCATGTGCAGAATTCCACCATGTGGATTGCCGTCGTATTTTTCCATGTCTGCTTGTTCGCGTTGGTCAATCTCGGCTATAGAAGCTTGTGCCCAAGCCGGCAAAGAGTTCGGCGGATCCCACAATTCCACATAAACTTCGGACTCAGGGAAACTGCCTTCCTCCATGAGTTCTTTCTTGCGTAAACGGATTCCCCATTTGGCGTTTTTGCCGAATATGTATTGATGAAGGGTCTTGAGTACGCGTTCACGGTCTTTTTGCCGAAAGTACAAACCGCCGAATGGAGACTTGCCGCAACCATTCTTCCGACACCAATTCCAGAAGTCGTTGCCTAATGAATGCAGATTGCAACAAAATCCGATCGCCCGCATTTTAAGAGGCGAGTCGGCGACGGTAGCGCTAAGCCCAAGAGTGTACGCATTTGGGCATCGCTTGCACGCAATGACGAGTTCTGCGTTCAAACTCTTGAGCGCACCGCCACAATGGATCTCGTCAATGATAACGACCGTTGGTTCTTTAAGCTGCAAATTGAAGCCAGAAACATGGCCTTTTGAATTGAGCGGAAGAAAGAATCCATTCTTGCCGTTACGCGCCTTTTCCCAACTCAACAAGAATATAGGCTCAATTCCAAATTGCACTAAAGCTTCTTTCCATTTGGTCAAGGTTCTGGCTTTGCAGATAACGGCCACCGGATTGTTAAACCGCAAGCAAGTGCCGATAGCCGTGAACGTTTTTCCAATGCCGGTATCTGAACCGTCTAACGCAAACTTTTTTTCGGATAAGATCGCGGCTAAATCCGATGCTGCATTCTTTTGATACTGACGTAATTCAATTCGCATTTTAAAAGAGTCCAAAAATTTTCTTTACTAAATCTGAAAGTCGTTGAAGTTTGGTTTTAGCGCGCTTTTTTGCTGTGAATAATCGTATGTAGATTTCCGGAGATACTAATGGGCGATCTCCAAAATAATCCGTGGCGTGGCCTAATAGTTTGTCGGGTTTAGACGTGGGTTTAGTTTTCATCTTCGTTTTCTAAATTTTGTACCAATGAAGAAACGGTTTGCTGCGAAACTAAACGCAGATATTCTGATAAGGAGATGGCGAACCCGGCATTGACGTGACTAACATTCATCATTCCTGATATAAAAGCCATGCGGCATAACTGCAAGACGAATTTGTTATCGATACCTTCTAGACAGTTTTCGCTAAAATCTTCCCAAGCTTTATTGACGTCAATCTCAATGTTGGATATGTATTTTGTAGATTTAGACATAGTTTTCGATTTTACTTATTTCTTGAAAACCCATAACGCGAATACGGAAAGTAGCGCCGCAGGACCGATCTTGACTAGGAATTCAATGAAGTAGTTTATTGACCGGCAAATTGCCGTTGGATCAGATAAATCGATCATAAGTTCACCACGTATTTTAGTGCTTGTTTATAGTCAAAGAAAAGTCTGGACATGCCAGAAATCACAATGACATAATACCCATCTTCGTCGCGTGATATTACAGCGTCTGGATGGCCTTGTTCTCGTGCGCAAAGCGCGAGCGTTTCTAGTTCGTCGAATACTGTTTGTGGTATTTGCATGGGCTTGTTTGTTTTTAGGGGAGACCGAAATCCCGTGGCGATGTGACTGATTTATTGGATTGGCAGACACAGCATTTGCCGTAAAGCCATTCAACGTTATTGGGAGTCTCGCTACCAAATTTGGAAGCGCACTCAGCGCACAGCCACGTAGGGAATTTTGAAAGCTTACTCAAGGCGGGACTTGAACCCGCACTTCGCTGTTCACGAAAAGGGATTTTAAGTCCCTTGCGTCTGCCATTTCGCCACTTGAGTGCTAAGTTCATTTAGTCTTTTTAGTTTTAGGTTTGGCTTTAGGTTTGTGGTTTTTCCAGCGGATAGTTGAACCTTTAAGACCCGCCTCGCGTTTGCCAGGATGATCCGCGCCGGAAAGTCCGCCAATGCGGCCGCGTATTTGGGCGATTTCTTTAACCGTCCATTTGCCGCGCTTCAGCATCTCTCTAAGCCGAGAGATTTCTTTCAAGCGTTCTTTCTTAGATTTCATTTTCCGTTGTCAAACCAGTTTTCTAAAAGTTTTTCCCAATCAGCTTCTGACATGACGAGAAGAGCTTTACGGCGAAGAGCCGCGTACTCAAAAACTTCTTTAAGATCTTTGCGTAAATTTTTCTTGTCGGCATCTTGAACCAAATCAACAATCGCACGGCTTAAACTGCGTAAGCGGAAGTTGTAGTCTGGCTTCAAAATATCCCGAGTTGAAGATGCTACTCGAGTAGCGATCTCGGTATTGACTTTGTTTATTTGCGGTGTGTGTTTTGGTTTGGCGACATTCGCCGGTGTTGGACTATTCATAGATGTGCGGTTTTACGAGCTTTAGGTTTCTCAGCAAGTTTGCTCGACGGCTTGCTAAGGTCTTTTGCTTCGCCGTAATCCTCGTAATTGAGGATCTTAACGGCAAGATTTTTTCCATCAGGACAAACAATTTTTAAAGCCCCGATCGGTGTGGTAGAATGTCCGTAATGGTAAAGATACGAAGATTCCCAGTTTTTATGAAGTCCCTTACCACTAGTGAAGATATATTCCGGAGGGTTTACTCCGCAACAGACCAGCAACTGCCATGCTGAATCAATATACTCGAGTGGGAGTGAACCATCAGGAAGTAATACGGCTTCGTAGTTTTCTGGGACAGGTAAAAAATGAAAAGGTTGGTACATACAGGACGCATTGAAACAAGCAGCTAACCATTTGAACACATAAAAATACTACGTAGTGAATAAAAAAATTCCTTGTAAGAACTGTAATAAAACGTCGGCTATTTCTAAAAAGCGATTGCGTGAAATTGAACGCAAAGAATTAGCTTTGTTAAAAGCCTTAAGAAAGAAGCGTTGAAATACGATTGCCAACAATGCGGAGCGTGTTGTTCCTTTAAGTGGTCTTGGCCGGTACTAAGAAGAGATCGGTCTGATGCCGCCAATATTCCTATAGCCATGCAGAGGACAGATTATCCATTGCTCAAAACGTCTAGCGCAGGAAGATGCGTGGCGTTGCAAGGAGAGGTTGGTGAGTGCGTCTCATGTTCGGTTTATACGGATAGGCCGCAAGCTTGCCGTAAGTTTGAATCAGGTTCGGCATTGTGTGAAGAAGCCCGGGCCAAATTTGGTATTAGTGCAGGAAGTGCAGCTTAGTGCAGGATCAAAAAATAAGTTCCTGCACTCGATAGAGTGTTGATGCCGTACAACTTAAGCTGCGTAGTGCAGCTTGTGCAGGAACTTTCCGCGAAATCCCCTACCGGGATAATATATCTTCCTCTTCAAATAAGGAAGAAGATGAGCTAGGTCCCCACGGGAAAATACAAAAAGAAGCTGCACAAGCTGCACTATTTAATATAAAGTATTAGAAAAGAAGAATATAATTAGTGCAGGATAGTAGTGCAGGATAGTGCAGGATAGTGCAGCATAAATCCACCGTAGTTTAAAAGTATTTAAGTCTTCGGTCATTTGTACGAAAATAATTGATGCGCATAATCGGAATTGACCCAGGAAAACACGGCAGTCTGGCTTTAATTGAAATGGTCGGATCTGAATTCAACATTATCGATTGCCAAAACATGCCTGAAGACGAACAACTCTTAGTAGATTTGTTGATTGATTGGTGCTCGCAAGCTGAGCATGTTTTCATTGAAGCCATTCCTAAATTTGCCGGTGAAAACAGGTCCGCCGCTTTTATGGCGGTACTTTATGGGAACTACAAGTTTATATGCGGAGCCGTTAGGATGTACCGAGGGCCTAAACTGCACGAGTTAGGTCCTGTTTTATGGATGAACGCAGCCATTCCAGCGAATGAGCGCAGCCGTGACAGACCTGAAAGAAAGCGTCAATTGTTAGAGCTTACGCGACGAACGTGGCCGAATTGCAAATGGACTTTGCAGAAAGCTGACGCGCCGTTGATTGGAAAGTTCGGGTTTTTACGGACCGCTAGTAAAAGTACGTAGTGATTTTTAATGTCCGGATCACGGGGATAAGTTAATAAGTTTTGAATGGCTAGCGAAGCGGCATTACGACTTACACCACAAGAACGTGAGTTCCTAGAACTCCACGTGATTGATGGCTTGCCTATCTATCGCGCATACGAAAAGGCCTACCGCAGGTTCTTCATCACCACACGCGGTCAAGTTCCTGTGCCGACTTCGCTAGCCAGATTAGGTCGGTCAGTTTTGGATAAACCGGCCTCCATAGCGTACATTGACGAACTAAAAGCCAAACTCGCCGATCGAGCTTTGCAAAAAAGGTTTTTATCGTTTGATGAAAAGCGTGCCTTTTTAGCGGACGTTGTTAGGGCTCAAGCCGGAGCCGTTGATGGCGCAGATGCCGTGGTCCAAGAGTTTAAAGTCAACTCGGATGGAACTACAACGGTAAAACTACCCTCAAAACTACAAGCGCTTGAAATTGATTCGCGATTGATGGGAGAGTTCAAAGATTCGGTTCAACTTGAAGTCTCGGAGAAAGTTCTAGAGTTCAGCAAAAGTTTCATCTGACTATGGTAAAAAAAGGCGCAAAGATGTTTTACCATAAGTCGGGCGTGCGCAAAAAGTCCAAATCAGAACATATTGAATCTCCATCGGCAATCTCGGAAGCCGAGTACTTAGACCACGCGTATGCACTGCGCGAAGTCCATAAGCGAACGGACGACTTATTCGGTCCCGCAGAATATCTTCTACGGAATTGCGTCAAAACGAAAATAGATAACTCGTTAACTTTAGGAGTCCAAGACTGCGAGTTCTTGATTTGGCGATTCATCCAAAGATTGCTTTCATTAGAGCAGTACAAAGCCGCGGCTATTGTGTCTTGGGGTCCTGATTTGTTTACGCCAGAACCGCATTGTACGCAACTTGTTTGGGAAAGCCTACGAACACACGCTAAAAACTTGATTCAAGGCGGCGGTTCATTGTCAAAGTCGTACTCGGGCGCCGTATTCTTTGGCCTCGATTACATGCGAGACCCCGAATGGACATGCGTTAAAGTTCTATCGGTAACTCGGCAACACGCGGTCACGAACGTTTTCGCCCATCTAAAGAACTTGTTGCAGAGTACAATCGTCCCAATTCCGAACTTAGTCCTTAAATCAGATTCAATCCGCGTCAACAACGACGATAAGCAAGGGATTCATCTGACATCGATCCCTCAAGGCGATGATGGCAAAGGTCGGTTACGAGGTTTCCATCCGGTACCCAGACCTGAAGAGCATCCGCAATTCGGCAAGTTGAGTCGCATCTCCTTAATCCTTGATGAAGCCGAGGAAATACCTGAAGGCGTGTGGGAAGATGTCAACAACATCCTGCTAACTGAAGAATCTCAAGGCGATCGAGTTAAAGTCTTTGCCGCTACTAACCCTAAAGATCGTAACAGCAAATTCGGTATCTTAGCCGAACCCAAGAACGGTTGGTCTTCGATTGACATTGACGAACACGAAACCTGGACCTCGGCTAAAGGTTGGAATGTTGTCCGTCTTGATGGAGCTAGGTGCGAAAACGTCGAGCAAAAGAAGATTGTCTTTCCTGGGTTGCAAACATGGGAAGGTTTCGAGAGATTGCTAAAACTCGGCACCGACAACCCCGAGTATTTCACAATGGCGAGAGGTTGGTTCCCAGAGTCATCGGCTCAAGTCGTCATTGTCAATGAACAGCTATTTTCCAACTCAAAAGGATTGTACACGTTTAGCGGACCAACTATAGCCGCCGCCGGAGTAGACATGGCTTTTGACGGCAATGATAGCGTGATCTATACGCTATTGCGCCACGGTTCGGCAATCGGATGGACCGACATACGAGGCGAATTCCGTAAGTTTAAAACCGAACGCCGAGTAATTCAAATCGAACAGCAATTTGTATTGGGCAAATGCGATACAATCGAGCAGTCGAAAGCCATCATGAAGTTGAGTAACGAACTATTTGTCAAACCCCGGTGGCTGTCAACGGATCGCACGGGCAATGGCACTGGAGTCCACGATGCGCTTTGCGCTATGTTTGGCCCGGAAGTCTTTGGCATCATGTTTGGTTGGGCTGCAACGGACACGCGCATCTTAGATGACGACTCGCATCAATGCTCCGAGATCTATCACGACATCATCACTGAAATGGCGTTTGCCGTACGCAGGTTTATGGAAACCGACTTGATCAAACTGAATCCGGGCATTAGTTGGAATCAACTCGAGAAGGAAACCGTGCCGCGCCGATACTCGCAACAAGGTCGCGGAGTCCTGCGTATCGAGAGTAAGAAAGACTTCAAGAAACGCAACTCAAACAACTCGCCTGATAGGTTCGACTCTTTGATTATCGCCGTTCATGGAGTACGCATGAATGCCGGTATGTCGGGCTTAATGGTGGAAAACCCGAAACAAGTAAAACAATCCCCGCACAAACAACAGCATGGCGTTGTCGACGTGCTGGAATTCTTGGACATGTCGACATGAGAGAAATAATTGAAGCTATGGTAATGCCAGGAGGATGGCATAAACCCGAAAAGAACCGAGTCGGAATGGATATGCCTGAACCTATCCGCGCCGACACGTACCGCAAACTAATCGAAGCCGTGATTAAATTCCGTGCCGACAACGTTATTCCGATTGGCGATGCTAAAGCCGACGTGGATGAATACATCTGCGCAAACTTTCCGCACATGTGCCATCCGGAAGGATCCACCACCGTCGAAGTCTATGTGAGCAACGACTCGAATGAGCTCAAAACTTTAACCGACCACATGATCCAATGGCTTGATCGGTCAATCGATCAGCATTCAATTGAGAACCTAGAGATCAATACCGAAGCTAAACGACGAGCAGACATCTGTCTCAATTGTCGTTACAACACAAAATGGAACTCAAACTGTAGCTCTTGTTCAGAAGCTGTGAGTCGCATGAGCAGCGTATTAAGACTCGGTAACGACGTTCCTCGCGGCCATAAACTCAAAGCCTGTCAAATCCTTAAGCACGAAAACAGATCGGCGGTATGGCTTAAGAAAGAAAAAATAATGAAGAGCAACGATATCCCGTCTCATTGCTGGGCAAAATGAAACTAACCAAACGAGGCGTATCGAACTTTGTAGGCGCCGTCGGCAGGGTTGCCTCCGCAACTATGAACCGAGATCCGGTACTTGTGGACTCTTCAGTAAAACGTAAAAGACTAGACATTTGCAAAACATGCGAACATAATGTTACTAATCAGTGTAATGTTTGCGAGTGTTTGGTTATAGCAAAAGCAATTCTCGCTACAGAAAATTGCCCGAAAGGAAAATGGTAAATGAATGACGCAACAATGAATGACATCGTGGATCCTTCGAGTGGTGAAGTGGTCCCGGCAACAATAACGTTTCAGCAAGCCTATCAAACATATAAGAATTTCGTTAGCGACAATCGTGAGCGCAATTCAAAGAATGCTGCCATAGGCAGGAAGCTTAATGGCGAGCAACCATGGAATCCTAGGAAACTGAAAGCCTCTGGCCAATCCTGGCGCAGCAATCGGCCGACCGGCTTCATGTCATCGTTGATGAAACGATTGACACCACCCTACAAGCAGATGATTGATCAGCTGCCATTGCTGACATACAGTCACTTTCCAGAAAAGTCACTCGGCTCAGAAGCCCAGCAAGATGTCTTCCGCAAGAACATCACTGACTGCATTCGCGATTGGTCTGGATGGTCAGACTTTGTTTCCCAGCTCATCGATGAGGACATTGGTTATGGCTATGCTGCCGTAGGTCGTGAGGATGAGTTTAGCTGGAAGCCAAAGCTGCATCGTTCGGACGAGGCGATGTTCTACGTCGGATGTCCACAGCAAGCTGACAAGGCAAAGATATGGGGACTAAAGCAGGACTACTTTGTTGATGAGATTACGGCTATCTTGCAAAACGCAGAAGCCGCTCAATCAGCCGGTTGGAGAGTCGACAACCTCATTAAGAAACTAAATACTGCCGGAAAGCAATTCGATGACCGCGCTAATGAAGCTAATAGCCGAGTGTATGAAGACTTGATTCGCGAGAACAACTTGGCCAGCTCATTCACATCCAGCATCCGTGTTGTCAAGGCTGGGCACATCTTCGCCTTGAACCCTGCTGGTGGAATTGATCATTACATCTTTGATCGTGACGATGGTGTGGCACTGTTCTTTCGTCGTGGCCGATACTCAAAGATGACAGAGTGCTTGACGCTTTTTAGTGCTGAGATTGGCGATCGCACACTGCATGGTTCGCGTGGTGCTGGTCGTGCACTTTACAACACTCATGTGTCAGTTGAGCAGGCACGCAATTTGATTCAAGATGCACTGCATCTCAATGGTCTCTTGCTCATGAAGCGGACAACAAAGGTTGGCTCAGGAATGCTCGAAACTCCTGGACTGACAGTTGTTCATCCATTTGCAGTTGTTGGTGAAGGATTTGAGGTTCTTGAGAAAGTAAAATTTGAAATTGATGCTGAGGCATTCTTCGCTCTTGATCGTCACGCCACTGGCTTGGCTGAAGTTCAAGTTGGTGCGTTCATGCCAGGACAGCTCAATGGCCCACAAGGTGGTGGCCAGCCTCGCACAGCGTCTGAGGTTAACTATGTTGCGAGCATCGATGCTCAGATCCGAGCTGGTGTTCTTGCTCGATTTGCTGACCAGATGTTCGAGCTGATTGATCAGATCCAGAAACGCATCTGCAATCCTGAGACAGTTGAGTATGCCAACACCGTTGCTGAACAGATTAAGAACATGGGCAAAGTGCCAATGTATGATCTCGACTTGTTTAACCAAATGACATCGCTAGGTATCGATCAAGATTTTGTGTACATTGAATTGCCAGAGTATATCGAATCGGATGCTTTTGACTGCGTTCTCAAAATGGTCAATGAAGGATTAACTCCTTCTCAAATTGTAATCTTAGCAAATTCAAAATCGCGTTCAAATGTTGATGACTCGATTGCTTCTCAGTCTGGATTGATTGATGCGATCATGGCACGCTATGCTGCCGATCCCATCATTGATACAGTTGAACTCAAGCGTCGTGACATTTCCTCCAAGCTTGGTGCCGATGCCGCAGCTCGATTGATGAATGTGGACTTGAACCCAAGCTCAGCACTCAAGCAGCAACGCCAACAGATCATGGAGCTTTCCTCCATCATGAATGGTCAGGACATTCCAGTTGATGTAACTGATGATGATGTCGTCCATCTTAAAACGATCATGGATCGCATGGCACCACTGCTCCAAGCGAGCCAGATTCCATACGAGATGAGCAAAGGATTCATGTCTGGTGCGCTCGCTCATGCTGAGCAACACATTGAGTCGGCAATGAATAAAGGTGTAAAACCAGGAGACTTGAAAGAATTCCAAGCAGTCATCGAGCAAGCTCGCCAGATGACTCAACAGCCAACATTAGAATCCGCGGCTATGCAAACAGCGCAACCCGTAATTTCAGGAGGAGCTATTCCAGCCACTGAGTTGGCCGTTGATACGGTCAATGCCGCGGCAACTCCTCAAACAATCATCGGGTCTGTGGCCAATCCGACTCGTCCGCAACCTCCACGCAATTTATGATAAACTGGGAAAACGAAGACGGCGTAGCGCTTAGAGAATTTTTTGTCCGCGTGCCGGCGCAAAAGATTGAAAACATACTAAACGAAATGTGTCCGGCAAAAATCACATCGGACATGATACTATCAAACGACGCAGACTCAATCGCCAGAACTGCAGCAATGCAGGCTGGTTGGATGGGTTGCATAAAAGAATTTCTTGCATTGGCTGCAGTCAATCGCAAGAATCAGCAAGATTCTGGCTATCGCGACATGTCGTAGCCTAAAAATACAAACTAGCAAAAATAAATAATATGGACAAATCAGTAACTGATGAAGGAGTTCCGAGCGAACTCGATCTTGGCAATGTGCCATCACCAAGTGTTGATGATATCAGCAATTTGGATAGCGCACTTGATGATGCAGGAGTTTTCGATGGTGACAAAGAGCCTGCTAAAATTGATGAGAATGCACAGACACAACCTACAGACGAATCAGGAGTCGATCAAAATCAAGCTCCTGCTCCAGAAACAGATGCTGCTGGACAGCAGACGAAGAAGGAAGAAATTCCCAACATTGATCTTGACAACATTCAGCCACCTGCTGACATTAGTCCGAGGAATTTAGTCAACTTCAATAAACTGCGCGAAGTTGCCAAGCACTACAAAGAGCAAGCAGAGTCTGTTCCAAAATACGAAGAGTATATTGAATATCTCAAGCAGCAGCAAAGTCAACCACCAGAGCAGCTTCTTGCCGAGCTGGAAGACCATCGCAAGTTCCGTAAAATTTTCGACGCCGAAAACGATCCTGAATTTCAAAAGCAGTTTAACGAGCGCGTTACTACGCTAGATTCAGATGTTCTCGGTATTCTTAAAAAGAATGGATTGCCTGAAGAGACTGAAAATAAACTCAAATCTATTGGTTTAGATAAAATTCCAGCGTCGTGGTGGGAAGAAAGTATACTCCCGAAATTAAATTTCCTAGAACGCGAACGCGTCCAGAAAAAACTTGCCGAGCGAGCCGATGTTATCGACGCTAAGCATAAAGAAATGGAAAAATTCGGCTCTCGCAAGGATGAGTTTTTTGCCGAGCAGCAGCAATTGGCTCAGGAAGCTATAGAACAAGAGAACAACCAGATCTATGGCCATCTTGACGTGATGACGCAGCAATTGCCTGCAGCAAGATATATTCCGTTGCCTGAGAATGCTTCCAAGGAGGATAATGCAAGAATTTCCGAGCACAACAATGCAGTTGCTGAAATGGAAAATCATTTTCAGTCAGCACTCAATGCTCGTGATCCAAAAGAACGCACTGAGGTTGCCATGGCTGCAGTTGCCAGCATTTATTTTGCAAAAGAAATCGAACATCTTAACAGTCAACTTCAAGCAGCAAATTTACAAGCAACAAAGTTTGCAAAAGAACTTGAAGCAGTAAGGTCTGCTGGCCGTACTCCTACTCCAAGAAATGGTGTGCGCAAGGCAGGTGATGGACTTGATCCTTTCAAGTTGTCGGATGAGGATGCAATTGAACAAGGTCTTTTAGCCGCTGAAGGAGTTTAATGAGACAACCTAGAAAAAAGAAGGAACAACCTGCAGAAAGTTGTTCCGCTGAATGGCTTGGCCGCGATTTGTTTGTTGGTTTCCCATGCTACAAGCAAACCAATCCGGTGACGGCATGGTGCTTGTTGGCGATGGCTCTTGACATTGGCAAGGAAAAGATTCGCTTTGACATGGAAATTGGTGATGCGATGATCTATCACGCACGCAACAATCTTGCCATGAAGTTTATGAAGACAGAAGCAAAATGGCTTTTGTTCATTGATGATGATATGATTGTTCCGATTGGTCGTCCTCAGTTCATGCGCCAGATGTGCCGACTGCCAAACGACTATTCCGAATCAGCACTGGCACTCAGCACAATTCACAGATTGATCGAGCACGATAAGCCAATTGTTGGAGCAACATACTTTGGTCGTCATGCGGATGGCCGCGCGATCAATAGCTTGCACAATGATTCTGAATATAGAGAGCGAGTGAATTCATTTGCCGACTCTGTCATGCCATGCAATTGGCTCGGGACTGGTTGTATGTTGATCAAGCGCGAAGTGTTCGAGGCTATGATGATTCAGTTCCCAGAGCTTGCACCAGCAAATGACGAGCTGCCATGGAACTTCTTTCAACCTGACACAGATGGTGCTGGCGAAGACATTGCATTTTGTCGACGAGCTCGTGAGTGTGGTTTTCAACCCTATGTTGATACCAAGTTACAGGCCATCCATGTTGGCTATGGAACATACGGAGTTCACACATCAAACCTGAGCAAAGTTCTATGAAAATTGTCCATGGCAATATTGCAGTCATCGAAGGCGACACTCACATCTCAAAATGGGTTGAGGAATCTGGCCGACTTGATCACGACCAATATGCTTTGCCAATAATCCTCCAACACATAAAGTCAGGAGACAATGTCATTGATGCTGGGGCATTCATTGGCGATCACACTGCTGCTTACATAAAAGCAGTTGGGCCAACAGGACAGGTCTATGCTTTTGAGCCGAGCCCAGAAGCATTCGAGTGC